CCCGTTGAGGATTCGCCCGCCAGTGCCGTGATTTTGTTGGCAGGTAATCCACCATAGATGCTACCAGAAATAAGAGCATTGAGAATGTAGCTACCAGTATCCACAAACGATTCACAGTCACCAGATGCGATTCCATCTTCAACAACGCTTGCGTATTCATTATCTAACTCCTTAATAACGGATTGTAAAAAATTCATAATACCTCAAAAGAAAAAACTACTCAAACTGCCTCTACGTTCATATTCCCATCCAATACATTCTAACACAGTTTTTAATGGTTCAAGGAAACTCTTTTCAAATTGTAGCGTATGATCAACGTATTTGTCAAGGTTCAGTTCCTTTGGAAGTTGTTGAAAAAACGAAATAACATTCTCACGAATAGGATTTGGCGTTTTCAAATATAGAAACTTAATCTTCTCACCTTCTTGAATAATAGGATACTTGTGTTCCAGATTGTTCTTGCGAATATAATAGTTATACAACAGAGCACCACGAACCTGGATCGGTGTTGACTTCTGATAGATGTCAACCACACTACGATACTTCTTCAAACCATTACATCCACGGGGGAATGCAATGTCAAGATAGTTTTGTTTCTTTGTATCTTCTTTGATTTCGTTGATGTACTCAATCAACTCTTCGTTGTCTTTAGTGATGATGATTGTGTATGCCTGCATCAATTTATCACGGAAGTAAGCTGGCGTGGAAGAACGTGCGGTTTCCATACCACAAACTTTCATCTTTGGTTTAGCATAACGCACACCTTCACTATCCCATACGTTAAGAACATATCGTTTCTTGGCAGTCCAGAAACCACGCTCAGCAATGTTCTCGCGCTTCATCTTCATCTTCTGGTCATATGCTTTTACATAGTCAGCCAGTTCTTGGTAAGAACCTTCAATATACTTTTCAAGTTCCATACCACAGACCTTATCAAGGAACGAAACAATGCTTTCAGAAGTTTTCTCTCTGCCGTTGTATACAGTTTCAACCAGAGGACCCAAGTTAAGATACATAGAGTCGGTATCACAAGCAATAACATAGTCAACATCCTGTGTCTTTAAAATCTTATTAAGATAGGCATTCATCTTATTCTCAATCCAGCGAATAGATAGCTGACCAGAAAGAGTGATTGCCTCAGCGATTTCGAGTTTGTAATAACGAAAGTGCTCGTTACCAATAGCACCATAGGCAGAGTTGAGTTGAATCTTACGTGCCATCTGAATGTTATTGCAGCGAGCAATCTCCTTTCTCAACTCAATTGTTGGGGTCTTCTCATATTGTTGCTTAGCAGCAAGCATCTTCTTTTTGTAGATGGTTCGGTCTTCATAAATTTTCTCCATCAGCTTGGGAAGAAACCCCTGCTGCTTCGTTGTGTAATGCGTTCCATTCGCGCATAGCGTCTCCCCTACGAGGTCTGAGGTGTCGTGCTCCTTATCCAGCAGCATATCAACGTTGACGCTGCTGCGACGCGGTAGGAGAGTCTCGGGCGACAGGTTGTATTGCATAATGAGATGAGGATACAGCGAGTTCAAGTCAAACGATACCACCCAGTCGTACATGCCAGGAATTGGTTCCTTCACATATGCACCAGCATACTTAGCATCCTTGACGCTATCTTTCTTAGGAGGAATCACAATACCCATCTTCGCCAGATAGATGAAGATGATGTTATCCCACATGCGAACCTGAGAATATACATCCTCATAGTTTACCTTAGCGTCGTATGCCATCGTAAACGCCAGCTCAATCAGTTTCATCTTGTCTTCCAGTTGGTCAACAAGGCGAACGTCATGAATGTTATACAGCACAAACTTGTTCCAATCTTTTGTGTAGAACTCCTTGAAAGTATCAAACTCAGAGTGGTCAAGTTTCTTGGCGTCAAGTTCTACAGAACAGATATGATCAAGTCGATATGATTCTTGATTAGTGTATGTAAACTTCTTGTAAAGTTCCAGGTAGTCAAGACAAGCAATGCCAGGAATATCATATGCAATCTGTTTGCGACCTTTGATATAAATCTCACGAGAGGAGATTAGTTTCCAAGGTGACAAAAGTTTTGGATAGTCTTCCCCAAGCATCCTATCCATACGACGACAGATGTATGGAATATCGAATAGTTGAACATTCCAACCTGTAATCACATCTGGGGTATTTTCCTGCCACCAACCAAGGAAGCTAGAAAGGAGTTTCGTCTCATCGTTACAGTGGATGTAATCGATTTGTCTGTCTTCATTGTGAAAACTTTTCGATCCCCAAACAGTAATCCTATTTGTAAAAGAATCACGGATAGAGATAAGAAGAATCTCCTGGTCTGCTGATTCAACATCAGGGAAACCATTCTCTGCTCCAGTTTCAATATCTAAAGTAAATGTACGAATAAGAGCAGAATCGAAATGAATTTCATCATCAGAATATGCTTCGTTAATATACTGATATAAGTATCTGGTATTCCCATGGATCTCAAATTCTTCTACCCCTTCATATTGACTAATGAACTGACGACAATCATTAATAGAACCAGGACTCACTTCTTTAAGATACCGTCCGTCAAGACTCTTATGGTCAGTTTGTTTGTTACAGGGGATGTATAGTTTAGGATTATAGTTTACACGATACTGGACACGCTCACCATTTTCATAACCACGAACGAGGATGCGATTCCCCGCCTGTTCAATGTTCGTATAAAACTTCATGCGTTAACCCACAGTTTTCTTGTAGTATTCTACCATAGCATTTGTTGGATCGGCAAGAGTCAGAATATCATCTGCTCTCAAATAAATTTGAATTTGATTGGTGTACTTAGGAAACTTTTCAAAAAGAACGTAATCTGATTGTGTAGTAATAATGACTTCATCATCTTTACCAATTTCTTTTTCTTCAGAAGTCCCAAGAAACAAAGCATTTGGATTTGGAACATTCTTTCTTTCTTGATTGGAATAATCCCAATAAGCAAGATCAAGTATCTTGTACGGATTCGTCAACAGACACTCTGGGCTTTCTTCCCTTTCTTCGATTTCCGCTATCAGGTAATCCTGGTTCTTCAACACTATTACTTGAATTACTGGTTGGTACGGCGTCTCTGTCATTTAATTTATCTCCAAATCGTTTTATGTAAACATCAAGAATTCCTTCTTCTGGTTCACCAATGGCAACTACACTTGCATAAGGAATTCTAAATTCTTCTGACGTAGAATAAGCAAACCATTTTGTAAAATTAATAGAAAACTGCGATGGATTTCCTTCCTCATTATATTCCCCAGTAGGTGCCATATCTAAAATATATGGACAACGCACCAAGAGACAAAGACCTTGACCATTTTCATCAGTAACTTCAGATACTCCAGCAATAATTCGTTCGCCAGAATGTAAAATCATAACTCGTGGAACCATACTATTCTCCAATTCTAAGATTATTGTAGCACAAAAAATAGGGGGTGTCAACTGGATTTTGCCAGTCACCCCCATAGCGCCGACGATATTTGGGTTGCCCCGCGTCTATTTATCCCTCAGTTAGAAGCTCTTGTCTGCCAGCACCGATATTGTATGTAGTTCGTTTTTGGTGCTCGGGAATAACTTTCTCCAATGAGATTGTTAATAGACCATCTGCAAAATCTACAGAGGATACTCTGACATCATCTGCGAGCTGCCAACTGTGGGCAAACGAACGCTTGGAGAGACCTTTGTGAACATACACTCGTTCAGAATCTCGTTTCTCAACTTTAGAGGCAACTCTGAGAATGTTTTGTTCTGTAGAGACTTCGATCTCATCTGATTTAAATCCTGCCAAAGCGACTTCAATTTCGTAGTTAGCATTATCATGTTTGATAATATTATAAGGAGGATAACTTGTGTTATGACCAGACATCGCATCCAGTCTATTAAAAATATTTTCTAGTCCAACATTAAATGGTTGATAAACTTCCCAAGTATATGTCATTTGTTTGCTCCTTGAATAAGCGAGTTTTGAATTGAGACCCCGAAGGCATCTCCATAATAATTATACAAGAAACACAAAAAATAAGGGTGATAAAAACCCTTACAAATATTACGGTTTACTCAACTACTTTTTTTCTTCCAATATTATATTTGCTTTCTAAAGTCCATTCATCTTTTTCTTTGAAAGCAAGAACTTTGATTTGATTGAGTGGTGCTAGGTCAGCAATCTTATCTGGAGTTACAATACTAATCAAACCCCAGTCACTCAAAAGTTGAATGATACGATTACGACGTTGTACATCATTTAGTGACAAGTTAGTATTCTTCCCATCAAGAGCAAACAACTCTTTGAAGTGAACAATATAATACTTTCCTTGCTTGTGTAGAATGTGGCAAGACTGATAGATTTTCTTTTCCTTACGAGAAGCTACACCAATTCTTGTCA